AGCTGCAGGTGCAGACTCTTCTTGACCTTCTACATACTTAGCCATTTTAAAGTAAGTATCAACTAGGTCTTTACTATTCATCTCAGAGAAGCTAGATATTGTTGCTTCATCTAACTGACCAGTTTTATTAAACTCATCAGTAGCTCTAGTTAAGGCTTCAACAATTGGTGTGACTTCAAAGTCTGGAGCTTCAGTTTCTTCTTCAGTATTGGATTCAGTTTCTTCTCCTTTCTCATCCGAACCCATCTTCTTTTGGAGTTCGATGTAAGCCTTTTCTAATTGCTCAGCATTCTCATACTTACCAGCTAGTAAGCCTTCTTGTTGTTCTTGTACCTCTGTACCAACTGCTAAGGAATCCTGTTCTTCAGGAGTTAGATTCTCTGGAGTAGTTGTTGGTTGTTCAGATACGTTATCGAACGTTAGTGTTTCTGCCATTTATTCTTCAGGGGTAGGTGGTTCCTCATCTTCTTCATTTAGTGCTGGGTTCTTACTTGGGTCCATCATTGGTGCTCCCATTAATTGACCAGCTTGTTCAGTCATAGACTGCATTTGTTGAGCTTGCTGTTGTTGTTGCATCTCTTGTTGTAATTGCTGTTCTGATTTAACTAAGTTAAGAACATCAATACCTTGAGAGGCTGCTAGTCGTTTGATGTATTCACTAGGATCAACAAACTTCATCAATGCTTCTGGTCCCATTGTCTGTGCAATGGTTCCTACAAATTGTGTAAGACTTTCTCTATCTTGTCCTCTACCTAATGCATTAACACCAGCAACAATCTGTGGTCTAACTAAATCTTTAGGTATCTTCGGTAGCTGATTACTACGTTGGAGGATGTGGAGAGTTCTATCTAGGTAAGGAATAAGGAACTCAACTGTAAGTAAACTAAATAATCCACCGAGTTGTTGTTCCAATTCCAACTGAGTAAGGCGTACCTCCTCAGCTGTGGTGCGTTCGCTTTGTCTGATGTTCAGTATAAGGAATGCATCTTGAAGTCTTTTCTCAATTGTTTGAGCCATTTCAGCTGCTGTTCTAAAGTCAGCAGTCTTGCCTACTTGTATAACGCCAACGTCTTCTGGTCTTCCAGAAACGATTGCACCATTACCAGCTTGAGCTATTGTCTGTGGCTTAGTTGTAGAACTAGGAGACACAAGGAATAAAACTTTTGCTGCAGCAGCTGCTCCCTCACAGAGAGCTTGACTCAATGCTTCTAGTGATCTTATATCACCTAGAAATTCTTCGACCCTGCCACGACCATAGTCTTCTCCATCCACAGTATTAAATCTGAGGACTAGCCAGGGACTTGTGTTCTTTGGAGCTGTGCTTCTTGTGCCTTCGATAATCTTATCGTAAGCTTCTTGATGCCAGGTCCAACGTCCACTCTTATCATCTATCTTGACGCAGGTATAAACCTCTACGTCTTTGTCATCAGTTCCGTAGCCACCACTAGTTTCATCCACAACTGAGTTGGGAATCTCGTCTGGTAAGTCTAATAACTTGCGACTAATAAGTTCCTTTGTGACGATCTCTATGACGCTCCCGTTTCCATCACGATTAACAACGTAACGGTTGAGGGGATAGTGCTTGAGACCTTCTTTACCCATAAAAATTAAAGCATTTCCAGATACAATTAGATGCTTTAATGCTTGGTTTAGTACAACCCTATCGCTAGATGCATTGATGTAATCCATAACCATCCTCTCCATCTTGGAGAAGGATAAGTCTAGTTCACTTCTTACATCAGCTGGGATTTCTTCACCAAGTTTATCATCTCTAATTTGTAACTTAAAGAATGTTGTTTGTGGTGGTAGTAAAGCAAGGCCAAGTTTGGCTGCTAAATTTACCACCGACTTAGCTCCAACCGATTGCCAAGGTGTCTTGAGGTGCTTACGGTTAGAGTTTGTGTCTTCTTTAACTAGATAAGGCAACGTAAGTTCTGAACATTCAACTGCTGTACTAAGGAACTGTGTACGATTTGAGGACAGTTGACTGTATCTTTCACGTGCTGTATTCATTAGGCGTAACCCGCTGGATTAATACCCATTGGAGCTGATTCAGTAGGTGCTTCTACAGCAGCTAAACCTTTAACTCCTTTTCTAGTTCTATCTAGTTTCTTTCTTGCCTTCTTATTCTGAGCTACCATAATGTCCTCATCTTGAGGTCTGATATTCTCATCATCCAAGGCTGCAGTTGCAGCTGGACCTTGCTGTCTTTGATAAGGTGTATTCTGTTTTGGGATAATTACAGGTGCTTGGGCTGGTTGTTGTGGCCTAGGGGCTACAGCTTTATTAATTAAAGCTCCTGCACCTGCTGTTAATACTGCTTTACCAATAGCGGTGCTAGCAAATTTAGTTATCAGCGGGATAAATACTTGTGGGCACATTAGATTTCTTCCTCCATAATTGAGTTTATATAGTCGATCACACTAGCTTGACCAGCGCGATACATGATTGATTCGATTGACTCTTTTGGGTGAACGGGTTTCCAACCGAAGTTTGCCTGCAGTGTATCTACCAACTTGTCCAACCTTTCGTTGTGCAGCTTAAGAGTACTGAGGGAGATTTGTGTTTGCATGTTCAAAAAATGCGGGCATTCTTGCTCGCTTTGTCTCAGAAAATTCTGGTGCCTTACCATCATACATAAGGCGATCACTAGCATCTAGCCAAAATTTTTTGTCTAAATATCTATCGGTAGTATTTATACCTAGTGGTTCTAGTATCCAATTAATAGTGGCTTTCCTAAGTTTATCCAGAGAATTGCTAGCATGATAGCCCAGATCGTTACAAACCAAAGAATTCGTAGCAACGTGGATTTGTTCATCTCTGGAAATATCAGCTGATACCGTTCTGAGAGCAGCATCACCATTAAACCGAAAGAAAGGAAGTAAAACAAAAAATATAGCTCGTTCTGCAACGAGAGCTTTTGTGATTGTATAATCTGGGTGTTCAATCCAAGCATCTCTTAATAATAAAGCTTCTTTTTCTGCATTTTCATTTACGCCCATGGCATTTACTACGTAGCCGAGCGCGAGATCATGCTTTATTTCGTCTTTTACGTTTGATTCCAGAAGTTCCCGCGCAGCTGGGGGAACCTCCTTATCAAGTGCATCTGTAATAAAGTCGCCAACTGGTAACTCCATATGGCGTATTGCGAGAGCACGTCGGATGGTATCTTCGGCTCCATCCTTAAGCCGTCCAGCCGTAGTTTGTACTGGAGTCCAGGTTCTCTTTCTATTGAGTAATTTATCATATGGGTTCATTCTTGACAATCGCATGTAAGGGGTTCATTCTTTAAAATCCCTTGCAAGTAATCTTCGACATCTGATTCATCTAAAGCTGCGTATGCGCTTGATTTATCCTGTACGTCTCCCATCACTTGAAGGCTGTAATAAAGAGAAGTTTGAGGGGACCGAAGCCACTCTTCCACGAACTCGTTGTCGTATTCTATAACGTCACTCCAAGAGTTAAAGCTATAGCCATGAAGAAGCCCTGTACTATTTAACATAATCATCAGTTGATCAGCTACTTTCTTATAAGCATCCCAACCAACTTTACTGGCAATCTCTACATCACCATAATCGAAATGTTGTACACCAAACGTATCACTATCTCTATCTACAGAGGTAGATATTGGAGGTGCAATTTCTGGTGTACATGTGTATCCTTCTAAATCTTTACTTTTATAAGAGCACGAAGCAGTAGGTGCTATAGCAAATGCTCTATCCATATTATTTTGACGTGCTATTTCTGCAGCACGTTTGATACCTTTATATAGTTCTGCAGCAATTAAACCTGCATTACCTAGTCCAGGTATTCCATCCATTGTAGCCTCTAATGCATCACCAAATTGTTTATAGGTGACATTATTTAACTTTAACAGGTTTGCTAATCCAAGACATCCAAGTCCGACTTGGCGGTCCGTTTCTGGATGTAAATATTCCCCAGATTTTTCAACACCTGTTCTGCCATGGAGGTCGCACAATTCGGACATACCTTCAACGAAAGCGTTACTGATGTCTCCGATTTTGCAAGCTCCCAAGTTGACGTGCTGTAACAAACATGTGGCTCTTGATTTGAGGAAGACTTCGAGGCATACATTACCGTAGATTCGTTCTCCATTTTTGTCATATCTTATTTTGGTAAGCCAAATGTCTCCACTTTTGATTCCGTGGAGGATGGCTTCTCTTGTTTCATCTGTGGCAGTGAACCACTTTTTTTCATTAATGTTGACGCACCGTTTAATCCAGGGTAATTCAGCCCTGGGAGCGCGCACGAACTCAATAATATCGGCATGGTCAATATCAAGATGGGCAACAACAGCACCATTCTTGTAGACCCCGCCTCTTCTAAGTGTTTCATTTAATGTTGAGTAAATTTTGGCAAATGAGACAGGTCCGCTGGCTGTAAGCCCTTTTCCATTCTCTGTTCCTCTTGGACGGAGATTAGATAAGTGTACAGCGCAGCCTGCTCCATATCGAAGGGCGTGTGACACGAACCTCCACGATTTTTCAATTCCATCTGGACCCTCCATTGAGTCTTCTACTACAAATACAGTACAACTGACAGGTAGACGGGAATCAGGATTATCAATCCATGACTGAACACGGCCAGTTCTAGCTATTAATTCAGGCATTTAAACTAAATTTTCTAAGTTTGGTGGTGAATATTTTGGTCCTTTAAGAACCTTGCCATCTTCACGGTAGATAGGCTTACCGTCTTCATCTAACTTGGACATATTACTTTCATGTACTCTATGTAAAGCTTCATCTAAATCCCATCCCATGTTCTCAGCGTACTGATAACACACATAGACTAGATCAGCTAACTCTTTTAAACACTCAGCTGTAGTTATAGGGCTATCTCTCCATAATTCACCATCAGCCTCAAGGAACTCTTTGAACTCTTCGACAATTAAGTCTTTCTGTTTAGTCCGCGGTGCCCGACCTGTTGAGTTCCCAATGGAGTATGTCGTCCTGAATTCCTTCGCTTGATTGCTCAAGAATGTCTGGTGTATTTCTGGTGTAATTGTTAGTGACATGCTCTAATTCATTAGTTAGGTAGTGGATAGCTTTTGTTAGATCATTAATTTGATCTTCTTTATGTCCAGCTCGACATACGTATTTTATAACGTTTCCGAGGTGGAAGTTGAGTTCTTGATCACGTATAAAATCCCAGACTTGAATTGTGCCTCGTCTGTAATACTTAGGTCCGTGATCATTGGTGGTTTGGGCCATTTATCTAGTAAATTTTGTAGGCAATTACCTAGTACAAAGCTTTGTCTTTGGAGAGCTAAGAAGACAGTAATTATGTCTTCTTTTCGCGTCTCTTTTTTGCTTAGTGCATATTCTAATTGCTTAAGTTTGAACTCCTGCTCCGTCTTTAATTTTGTAGTCGGAGGCGGGGGACCAAAGTATGGGTTGCTGTGTGTCGTAGTCATAATCATCTGTGGTTAAGATCTTTGCAAGTCTTGCATTCATTAGTGCAATCTCTTCACTAAGATCTTTCTCAGCAAATGCTTTAACTAATGTTTTCCAGCTCCATCCATTCTCTTCAAATATTTTAGTAGCACGTTTAACACCGACTCCAGGTATTCCTGCATAGCCATCGGTATTATCACCCGCTGCTGATTGTATTAGATGCCATTTAGCACCCTCTGTATAAGTGATGAG